TTACATACAACTGCAACAATTAACAACGACTAGCTATGATTGGTTGGTGCGACGGCGTGTATTGAGACTATGTAACGTGGGGTTGAACCAGTCAACCACTGTCATATCTTAGCAGCCCGGCTGGGTTCTCTAGACTTCATGACTTTGATACTATCTCCATCAATTCATATAGAGTTGACTCCGTTCAACAATGTGTGTTGGCAAGGCACACATTATCTCGGCCGTATTCACTTAGTAGGCATTTACTAAGAGTATGATGAAGCATGATGTTGACTTATTTATTACGGAGTGTACAACACCACACACTCCTGTTATCTCTTATTTTACTTTGGGATTTACCAAAGGCATCGGCGTGTATAATATTTTATGATGTGAGTGATAGTTAAATTGCCCTTAATAAGGCACTCAGTTATAATCCATATAATGGATTGGGTTTGCTTTTCGTAGCACATCTTTCTCCCTTTCTGTAGTTGATCTTGTTACGGGTGATCCCATGGCTCCATAACCTAATTGGGGATCTGGCACTACCTCTATAACTTGCCATGTCTCTACTATCATTGCTTGTACATCTGTTGTGTCTTGTTTAAGTAGATAGCAGGTGTTAACTCCTGTGGTATCTCCTCCTGTAGGCACAGTTAGCCAGGTGTCTCTATTCGTAGTTGAGCGATATTTGTTAGAGAGATACTCGTTAGGACCAGAAAATGTTGTATTTCCAGGATTCAAATTGTATTCATCAATGCAAACAGGCTGTGTGTAGTCATAAGTTAGTTTAGTTGGTGCCTGTTCTAAATTGATATCTAATAGTCCTAACACTCTATCTTTGTATCCTCCACTATGAGCATATGGATCTTCTCCTTCAATGAAACTGCATGCAAAGGGAACTACTGACAGTTGGTCTGATAATTTGTATGCAGTTACTGAACCTGCTTTATTCCAATATGAGGATAAATTGGTTAGTTGAAGTGAGGCAGATACTACACGGTAGGCCCCAGTGATTCCACATTTTGAAGGCTTCTTTCTATTCCATTCCCAATTATCATTGTGTTTCCTATATATTAGTAATGATACTGCGTTATCAAATATTATGGGTTGGAAACCTTCATGTTCTGGTTCAGGCCTATTAGTTGTTCTTCCATATTCCGTGTTTGCCATGTTGACAGAGTAAGGCCACCATAATATAGATAGTGTGTCAGGTGTGTCTGTTGAGTAAGAAATTTTATTATATACGCACAGCCTGATCACTCTATTCTGTGTGTCAAAGATAGAGTAGTACACCTCATTGAGTCCCATATTCTTGGCAGAGTATTTATGGCGTACAAATTTATCATAGGAGCTGGTAGCCACCTTGTTTGCTAGTAATGATGATTTGATTGGAAAGGAATTGTTCTGGTCAGGGATTTCAAGTCTTTCCAATCTTTCTCCTATGAGTTGGAGTTTGGCAAGTAGATCATTTGGTATTGGGTTTAGGGCTTGTCCACTTATTCTTCTTTGATTAGCAGTTATTTTCTTGTTGAATCTAGTTATCTTCTTCCTTTTATTCTTCTTCTTCTTATTTCTATTGTTATTGTTGTTGTTGTTGTTGTTATTGTTATTATTATTATTGCCACCATAAACGCGATTTCTTGATTGCATTTATGTAGGTGACCAAAAGTGTGTGATTAAAGTGTGGACAATAATTGGGTTTGTGAGGAATTGATTTGGTGGTTCACTGTTACCAATTCCTCATCTGTGAGTCTCATATTTTTCTTGAGATAATCCTCCTTAACAGACTCCCAATATGTATATCCCTCTTTGATTTTAGTAAAATTGTGTCTGGGAGTGGAGTTATAAAATAACTTATAATTGGTACCTAAGAGCTCATAAGTTACCCTAGAATCACACACTTTGCTCTTTCTTTTAATATATTTTTCTGTTTCCTCAGGTAATGATTGCATTATCTCTTGAACTCTATCAAGCAAGATGACACAATATTGATCTATAAAATTTATTCCTTTATAAGATGCTTGTAGAGCTACAACCTGATCCACAATGTAATCAGCTAATTGGTATCTGCTCATAATTTTAGTTTTTCTTGAGTAATTGCTTAATTGTGTTAATTTTTTTAAATCCCTGGTTAGTATTATGTGTCCAGTAGTATAATTTGTGTACCAGGCATTTAATGAGCAGAATTCGAACGAATCAGGTCCACCAAAATCTAACATTTTTAATATTTGTCCTAAACCATATTGACGGTTATCATACACATCAGCACATGAAGGATCATTGGGTTTTGCTTTAGCTAACCAGTATTTTCTATATCCTGCTAATGCTCTTGTTAGATCTATGTTGACGGAATACAAAACTGTGAAGTCATCCCCTTTACTCCATGCTACATAATGATGTTCAAAGATTAGTCCATTTTTAAAATTGGTATACAGGTTGTACAAAGCCATTCTGATGGTATTCATTAATGTTGTATCACAATCCCCTGAAAAGACAGTTCCCAATACAGCGTATGTCATTAATGTAGTTTTCTTATTGGATGCTGTTCTCATGTTAATATCCATTATCTTATACACCATGTGAGATATGTAGTGAAATAGATCTTTAGGTACATGGTATATAGCATCCTCAATACGCGAGTAGATGTATCTATCAATTGCTTTTAGTGATACATCTTGTGTGTTATCAAAAGCTGAACCGTCTCCTTGGGCAACCTGTTGAAATCCAAGATCTATATAATGATTTATTTTATCTTCCATCTCTTGTAAATTCATTCCACCACAGTATGCTGGGAATTTATCTTGGAATATTTCTTCGAGTTTCCATGTTACAGGGCCCATCACATATTTTATTAAGTCAGGGATGGAACATACCATTCTTGGTTTACCGTCAATGCCTTGTATTTCCACTTTACATATTCCTTCATAATGTAGTAATTTGAACTCTATAGATTGGATACCATGATAATATGATTTCAATTTGTTCTTACGCTTTGGTTCCAATCCTGGGAGTGGCTTGCCGGTAAGGTATTCATGTATTTCTGACATTTTGAGTTGTTTAGCACGTGTTAGGTGATTGATCCATTGATTAAAATCATATCCAAAGTTAGAAAGATCATCACCGACATATTTTTCAATAGTTTGTTTAGCGAATGCTATGAAATCCTGAACGACTGATTCTTGTGGTGTGGGTGCAGATTTAACTTGTCTTTTTGCTGCAGCCACTATGGTTCGTTTACAATCTTTATATAAGATTGCCTCCTGGGTGGGTGGTAATTTATTAAGTATATATTCAAAATCACCACGTGGTTCATTTCTCTTAAAGGGCTTTACACACGTGCATTTGATTTGTTTCATATCTAAATCATTAAATTTTGGATATGCCTTATTAACATCTTTGTAATAATCTATTTTTCCAAAAGCCCCTACCAACTGTCTTAATTCTTCATCTTTTATTTTTAATAATAATTTAGGCATATCATGGGTATACTTCTTAATTTCATAAGGTATTGTTCCATTATCTAATGAAATAGAGTAAAAAGGATGGTTTCCATTAAAAATATGTTGTGCGCATTGCGATTGCATTTCTTTTGAGTAACAAATGCCGTTTAAGAATGTACGGCATAATTTATTATAATCCTTATTAAGGGATTTTAAAAATCCTTAGTTAATTTGGTGAAGTCAGTGGCATCCAAGACTTCTTCGAATCCACAGATTGATCGCAATTTCTGGACCATATAGGAAAACAACTGTTTAGATTTCCAGGCCTCCTTCCATGATTCAGGTTTGAGTTTGTATTCATCATTCTTCAATTTATTCAATTTTACAAACTCTTTGGTGTTCATGATATATTTCATGAAAGCTTCAGCATGTATTGTTTTCCTCATTATGTATGCTATACATGGGAGTATTTGGTCATTGACATCTAACTCTGGTTCATTCCTTGATATATATGAAATTAATGATGTCAATGAAGTTTTATCTATTTTCTTGGCCTCTGTTAAGATTGTAGTAGCTTTGTTTATCACTTTTGCAGAGACCTTGCATACATAATTTTTAAGGACGCATGCAGGCATTCTTATAATATCATTATCATCAATAAAGCGTCCGTGTCTCTTTGAGATTAATTGGATGTACTCTTTATCTTCAACTATTTTTATTTGTTCAGTTGATATTGATGGCTTGGGTGTTAGTGGTACAGTATTATAATTGAAGTAGTCAACAAATAGTGCAGGAGTCATTTTATCTTTTAATCTTAATTCTTCTAATGGACCTCCCACACCTGACAGATACATTGTTATTTTCTTTTCTGTTAAGAATTTGTTGACTTCAGTAATATTGTCTGGATAATATCCCTCAGCCATATTGGTCCTTATGCACACAACACTCTTGATGGTCATGTCATTTATTTCCACCGAATCTCGAGTTTGGACAATTATTACATCTTTACCATTACCTGGTATTGCAAAAACATTTTTAAAATTAGGTGCCTGGTAATGGATTTGAGTGCCTGTGGGTGTATGTATTATTATTTTCTTCTTCTTTATAAAAGACACCCTATTGCACATTTCTTCTAAATCTTGGCCGATACTTGATAATGATGCATTTTTAATATGGTTATCATAATCATCTATTACCTCATAACCAAAAGATTCTCGACCAATTGTATATTGTCCTTTTATATAAGAGGGTGACAATATATATCCAACTGCAAATACAGTATTATATGGTACAGTCTGAGCTTTATCTCCTATAGTGTTATAGTGATCCATTATATTGCCCAATCTGTACATAGGTGGTGTTATGGCTAATGCAGTATGGGTTTGTAAGGGTTGATCCACGATTATATTGTCATATGCTGGCATGTGTCTTTCTAATGTAGGGTCAGAGGAACAGCATATTGTATTGAAATTATGTTTGGTGAAGAAAGCATCATCTTCAACTATAATTCTATTGTTAACTTTGTAATAATGAATGCCTTCTTTTGTGATGTCGCTTAAAGTCATAATTTCATTAACCCTCTTAACATCCATATATTGTGTTAATGCTTGAAATCTATTTTGAGGATATACGGATGTTTTTGACTTAGCTAAAGATTGGTATTCTTCTATTGTAATAGGAGCTAAGCCTAGCTGCTTATATATATCATGTTCTTCTGAAGGTATGGGAATTTTCATTGTTACACTATTCAAAAGATTAGTTCTTGGAAAATTATCTTTGTTAGCAGCTTTCTGATTTAATTTAACTTTTCCCCATTCTGGTCGTTCAGGAGCTTCAGTGACAACACTCAATTGTATTTGTGGTTCCTGGTTTATTGGATTATTGTTTATAGGGTTAACCACATTTTCATCATGTATATGATTATTTTTAGGGAGTGTTGGATTGGGGAGTGTTATAGCAGAATTTAAGAATGAATCACTTTGTATTGCCTTTAATTTCAAATTATTTTTAGGTTGAAAAGTGATTCCTGATTGGCTCTGAGATCTGCTATCACTTGATTCGGTGGTTGGAGGATGCTGTGTTTTTGTTTTGTTAAGCATTTTTTCTTGGAATTTTTGTTCTCTCATTTCTAATGCTAATTTTTTGAAAGGGTCAGATTTCATAGTTGGTGGGAGAAGGGTTTTATTAGTTTGTTTGGATGTTTGAGTCCTCTTTAGTTTTATTTTTATTGATTGCTGTCCTGGCTTTATTTTTAAATCTTCCTTAAATTTGGCGAGATCTTGTTGATCTTTTCTTTGTTGTTCCGCCTCCTGTGCTTCTTCCTCTTCTTCTTCTTCTTCTTCTTCTTGTTGTGAATCATATTGTTGATCCTCATGTGCTTCGTTTTCTTTTGCATCCTCC